ATGCTCAATTGCTATTGTATAATTCATACTAATCTCCTATTTTATAACCAAAGAAACAAACATATAGAGAACCAGCCCCTAATGTTTTAGAAGCTGTGCCGGTATTTGTTTGTTGAACATACGTTTCAACATAATCTGTTGTACCATTAAAAGAGACAATCGTACTAGTAATCACGCTCCATTCATCAGAAGCGCCAGCTCCTCTAGGCTGTATTGAATTAATTGAAACATTAGTCGATCCATTTTTTTTGATTCTTAAAGTCCAGTATTGATTTGTTGTGTCATGGGCAGAACCTAATATTCTAGACGTAATTACATATTTTCCAGCCGTACCCGGAGTAAATCGATAATTAGTTGCGTTATCAAAATAACCATGACTATCAAAATCTTCCGTCGGTAATACAAGTTTTGTGTCAACGTTGTGAGAAATAGTTTGACCAGAAGCAGCGCCAGCTTGAAAATAAACCCCAGTTGAAGAAGGAATATTAGCCGCTGGAATAACGCCAGCGCCAGCCGGTATCGACGCTAAACTATATAAAGCAGCGCCACTAACACCGTTAGCCGCTGTCATAACTTCATCGACATAAAAATTTGTTCCGTCGTAAGTAATCCAATAAACATTACCTGTAATGATCTGCCCTGATATTAAAGCCGCACCACCTTGCGACACTAAACTCTTTGTACCAAGACCAGAGATGTTAATTGTACAAGCCCCGCTATTAGTAAACCCTGCCTTAAATGCAAAACGATAACCAGTCACATAGGAAGCAATTGACGGTGTTGGTGTTAATGTTTGAGCGTTAGCTGACCCGCCGGACGTCCCACCCCAAAAGAATGTGATGGATCCAGCCGCCGCGGTTGCTGTGCTTGCCGCGGATGAAGCTGTAGCCGCCGATGCAACTGCTGTGTCGGACGCCGTTGTAAGTGTTGATATTAAAGCATCCGGACTTGTGCTAGAACCAGCAACAACTTTAACGCATCGGTCGATTTGTTCTTGCAATTGTTGATCTCTCATAGCGCCACGATCCAAACCTTCTTCATGTGTTTCCGCTGGGAATGGGTCATTTGGAACGTAATTAATGGCTTGCGTCATAGGAAGTTGGCGAGTAATGACAAGCTTGTAAGATGAGGACAAGCTAGCTGTAAGGGTTACAGTCCCACCAAGGTCGCCGTTAATGGTAACGGTGTAGTCGGTCGTCAAAACAAGATCAACAGTGGAGTCGGTCGCAATGGTATACTTCTGCACCAACAAATCCGTGTTAACGAAAATCTTAAACGTAAAGTCGAATGGTCCTGTGGTACCCGAACCAGTATAGATCACTTGATTTGTTGTTGAAGATACAGACATGGCTTAATCCTCCTGATATAATTATATCAATAAAAAATCCAATTTGAATTACAAACTATTTTATTTCTGGCAAAACCCTCTTTGTAGGTTTGTAGTGAAAATGATACTCGCTGAAAATTTTATCCTTCAATTTCATGCGCTCCTTAGATAAGACTTTACCCTTCTCATCCTCGGACAAAGCCTTGTATTTCTCATCAGCCTGCGCACGTTTAAACCAAGCGTCATAGGCGTCGTTATATTTTTTATTTGCCTCTTTAAATTTCTCGTCGCCAACTTTAGCGTGGAATTGTTGCAATTCTTTTCCAGCGTTCGACTGCCAATCAACAGCGGCGGAATAAGTGTTCGTTCCAATGCCAAGCCCGTCGGCAATCATAGCCAACAACAACGGTGCGCTTTTAGGGTCTTGATAAAGCTCGATTGCATTTGTTATCATAAGAGGAGCGGCAAGATTTGCCATTTCACCGACGACGGTGATATGCTTACCAGAGAAATCGTGACCTTTTAAAACATCACGTACCAATGATGTTATAGGAGAAAGTTTACCCTCAAAAAAAGAACCTAAAACATCCATGCCAGACTTAGCACCATAAGTGTCAGAATTAAGAGGTGAAACAATGCCAGTAACGCTCGACTTAGATGACATTGTAACTAAACGAGAACCCAAGACAGCCAAACTGCTCATACCGCCAGTAATATCAAAACGAGTATTCCCAATTTTAATTTTGCCAAAATCAGACGAGCGCGGATCTTCCTCAACGCTATCAGGACGCAACGCCTTAGCAATCGCCAAAGTAATTCCAATCGCGCCAATCACCTTAACCGTATTGATCGCCGCTTCTTTGCGAACAGCCGGACTCATATCCTTGCTAGTCACATGAGCCGTCAACATATCAAGATTGCTCTTTAAAAAACGAGGAGAAAAGAAAAGATTATTCCAAACATTAGCACCCGGCTCGAATGCACCAAGATGGCCACGTCCAGTCAAAGAATTTGCAAGCTCACCTAAGCCTTTGATGTCACCACCAGCGGAAGTTATGTTGGCATTTAAGCGATCAAAAACGTCGGCACGCGTGCGAAACTGAAACGCCGAGAAAGCCGTTTCAGATGCCTTGAAAGCTTTTCCGACAACTGGAATTTTTTCAGGCAAGCTCGTCGGATACGCTTCCTCGCGTACACCAACAGCAAGCTTTTCACGACGATATAAACCATTTAAAGAATTCTCGCGCGATAAAATATCAGCCCGAACCTCGCGCATGACGTCTTTTCCACCAAAAGTATTCCAAATATCTTGGAATGATTTAATGGTATTCTTAAACCAAATATCGGGTTGGGTAATTAAAGTTTTCAAACCTTGACGACCAATAACAGAATTATCAAGCGAAGCCTTCATAGACTTAAGAAAACCTGCCACATTAGAAACGCCCTCAAGATAATTTTGCGGCTTAACGTAGTCCTTTAATTCCTTGCGCTTAGCCTCATCCTTCAAGCCATTGACATAATCCTCAAAATCAGCACGCGCCCGGCCATAGTCAAGCCGATCGCCACCTTTTGCGATGGCTTCCTTTTTCGCGGCAACATCACGAGCCAAAGAAGCAATGTTTCCAGCCTCCTGCATGGTAACCGTAACCCCTAACTTATGAGCGACCAAATCCTCCAAGAACGCGGCCTCATTTTCAGGAGTCAAAACCTCTGTCATTTTATTAACACGCGCAGTAATATCTTTTAGAACTTCCGGCTTCATCCCAGCAACCTCTTTAGCCCAATTAATAATCCCCTGCTGTTGGCTTTTAAGGAGCATTTTGCTCTCAAACAAAGCATTAACCTGATGCGCATTAGACTCACCTAAAACCTTAGCAAACAAATCGCGACGTTCAGCGGAAGTCATATCAAGCAGTTTTTCAGGTGAAATCTCACCCGATTTAAGCTTTGCTTTAAAATCATTAACCAGATGCTTAGGTATACAAAACATTATTTATCCCCATATTTGTCATGCAAACGTTCAATTTCTTTATATTGAAAATAAATGATAAAAACGACCATAGCAACAATAACCCATTCCATTTAGCACTCCAAGCTTTCAATGAACCCATGCCAGTCCTGCTTCTTAGGTGCGGCCTTACGCATGGATTCTTTGATTTGTTTAGCCTCCGCCATTAAAGCTTTTTTCATATTTCCACCCTTACCCATCTTAGACTCAATCCCCTTCTCACGCGCCGCCTGAACCTCTTTAATCGCACCAACAGGCGACTCAGGATCGCGCTCGCCAAGCGTTCGGATACGTTGACCCATGGTGGTAGCCTCCGTAGATAATCGTGAAGCCGTTGCCAGATCGCGCAACGTATTAACGTCACCCTCTAAAATAGCCTTATTTTCAACCGCCACAAACACCGCCTCAGGGATAATGCCAGCAGGAGGAGCCTCCTCACCCATGGCAATCTTTAAGGCCTGATCAGGATTGGTAGCCAGCAGATCGGTCGCCTTCTTAGCCTGCGCGGCCATATTGACCGTGTTATACTCAGGAATATCGCCAAAACCTTTGGTTAAGTTTTCAGCAACAGCCTTTTCAGCTACTCCCTGCGCCAACGTTCGCGGCTTTGCCACACCGTCACCCGGAATAGCAGTCAATCCAGTCGGAGCGTCATTAAAAGGACTTACTTCTTGGGGTTTTTGGTCGATGATGTTTCCGTTGATATCATACTCATGAGTTTGTGCTTCTTTCTCAAAAGCGTCATTAACAGCTTTTGCTTCGGATTCTGAAAGTTGTTTGGTGACATCGGCGATCTCCTTGTCTAATTCAGCAATATGTTCCTTTATATTTTGTCTAAAATCTTCAACCAAACGCTTAACATTGGCAATTTGCTTTTCAGTCATCTTCTCGCCGCTTTGCGCTTTTTTCAATAATTCAAATGATTTTTTAGGCGTAATTCCTTGCATGGTTTTTGAATGACCAGATTGTTGATAAGTAACCACACGCTCTAAACCATTCTGACCGCCACCAGAAACGTGCATACCACCGCCCTCTTGCATAATCTCCCAATCATAAACACCCTTAATATCTTTCATTTCAGCGTCAGAGAAATAGTTAAACTTAGGAGCAGGGAAAGTTGCTTCTGATGCCTTACCTAAAACATCAGCAACCTGACTATGACCTTTGATAAATTCTTCGCGCGTTAATTCTTTGCCATTTTTTAAAAGGTTTGGAGTAATTGCGTCTAAATGAATCTGAGCCTCACCTTGCGGTGGCGTTGAGATATTCTTAACTTCATCGCGTAAAGCGCGTAATTCATTAACAGAAATTCTAGTAAAAACCTTTTCACCAGCAGGAGTAACATAGCTAATAACCGAAGATGCATCATTTCCAGATGATACATTCGCTGGTTTATATCCCTCTTTTGTAGATAAATAATCCTCAAAAGACGCCTTGCTCAACGTTACCTTATTGTCAACAACCTTCCCCCCAAGCTTCTCCCAAAACGCAATCGGACGATCATAGCCAAGATGACCAGTGATCTCATTAACCCCTGAATCAAATACGTTCTTAATGGCCGAAATCGCAATGCCCTGATTGCGATTGATAGCATTAACGCGGATAATAAAATCCTGCGCAACGTCAGGCTTGTCGACCGTATTAAAAGAAATTTCTCCAACCTTATCGCCAGAAGCGGCCACGATATCCTGCACATTACCAGTCGGACGACGCTCGAACGTCACATCCTGCACCGCAACAGGAGCAGGACTCTTGGTTATTTCTTGTTTTAAAGTTTCCCAGTAAGGCTTGCTAGCCAGATCAACCAGCTTCTCCATCGGCACCTTGATCGGAACACCCTTTGACAAAGAAGCCTCAATATGATGTTGCTCAATGCCAGTCGTGGCCATAATATCCAGCTTTTCAGCAGGAGTCAAAACTGTGGAAGAATTGATCGCCGTCAACTGCTCCGGCTTAATCTCGGTCGC